TTGACAGCCGACTGGTTCTGACCGAGGACGACGCCAATGCGGTTCTGCGCAGCCTCGAGCTTCTGGTAGGCGCCGATCACACCGCTGATCTGATTAATGGCGCCGTAGAGACCGAAGTAGGCCGTTGACAGAGACAGCACCTCGCCACGGAGGCGCTGCGTCAGTGACATTGCCTTACGGGACTCGCCATAAATCGCCTGGAAGATACCACGGATGCCGCCGAGGCTGTGGAGGCTCCCTGGCATGCGGCGGAGGGTATCCAATTGCCGCTGAAGTTCAAATCGCGCCTCTCGCGCAGCCGCGCTCACCTCACGGAGAGCCTGCGCCTGCTGCACGGTCGGACCGCCGTTCGCCTTGATTTCGGCCGTCAGTCGACGGACCTCGGCATTCAGGACCTCATACGCCTCCCGAGCCTTCTCGACCTCCGCCCTCTGCTTACGAATGGCCTCGGCCGTGCGCGGATCCGCAAACCCTCCTCCGCCTGTCGAGAAGCGCGCCATTGCCGCTTGCAGGGTGGCGGCCCGCTGCAGCGCCTCATTGGCCTTCTGAGTCGCCTCGGCAATCTTCTCTTGGTTGATGGATACGTTTCCGAGCTTCGCGGCCGTGTCGCTCGCGATACGCTGGATCTCCGCAAGCTCGGTTCGCCCCTTTTGCAGCGCGTCTGCCGTCTTCTGGGCAGCGCGGGCGAGACGCTCGGTCTCAGTGCGGAGTGCCGCCTCATGTTTCGTGGCGTTCTGCAGCTCCGTATTGACCGAGGCGAGAGTACTCTTCGTCTTCAGATACTCGGCATTGAGCTTCTCATAGGTGGCCTGCGCTGCCTCAGCCGCCGCACGGGCCGTCGCCAACTCACCTTCGAGGATAGCCTGTGCCGATGCAGCAGCATTTGACCATGCCGATTTGGACGCATGTCTGGCGGCGCGCTCATTGACGCGATCAAGGGCACGCTGGACCGATGCAAGCTCTTTGTTCGCCGCTCGCATCTCCTTGCGAGCCTTCTTCACGGCCTCGGCCTGGGCCTCCTGGCTCTTTGCAAGCTCTTCGGATTGCGCGCGCAGACGAGAGCTTTCCTCAGCGGCTTGCTTCGACTCCTGCGTCACCCGCTCGAGGTCGTCGCTTGCGCTCTTGGCCTCCTGCTCGAGCTTGCCGAGGGCAGCGGCGGCCCTGTCAAGCTCGGCTGCAACTTTGTTGAGGGCTGACAGGCCCGAGATTTCAGCGGATAGGCGCTTGAACTCATCCCCCAGCTTACCAAGGACGCTGTCCGCCTCCTTGGCCGATTTCGTGGTCTTTGAATTCTGAGAGACAAGATCTTTGAGGGCGTCGGAGACCGACTCAATCGCCTTGGTGGCCTCATTCTTGGCTTTGATGACGAGGCGAATGTCCTTCTCGGCCATCGGTGCCAATCTCCGTGTGTCACGTCTATAGTGCCGTAGTACCATAGACGTGACATATGAGCTAGTCGTCTGCGAAGACCTCTTTCAGCATCTTGCTGAACTGGTTGTGGGCCTTCTTCGAGAATAGGGAGGAGACCGCCATCTGAATGAAAGCAGCCTGGCTAGCTGCTTCACGGGTCACGCGCTTCGTGACCAGCTCGCTTTCGACCACGACCATCCAGATCGGGTAATGTTGCGCATAGACGTGACCGTGGTCGAGGAGTTGGCTTACTTGCTGACGGATGCCATTGAGCCAGCTTTCGAGACTCGGAGGCTGCCGACGACCTCTGTCGTCCCCCGGAACGCGCTGATGACGGCCTCCAACACTTTTTTTGGGCCGCCCTCCGCCTCGAACGTCAGCCTTGCAATCTTCTCGAGGGCGTCAATCTGAGCGGAAAGAGGTAGCTGTCGAGCCGTCTGGATGCCCTCATCGTCAGGCTCGTCGGCAGCATGGGCAATGATCGCGGCAGCAATGTTCGGAGCCATCTCGAGGAGGGTGACGCCCGCACTCGCAAGCGTGGAGTCGTCGAGTTCGCCGGAAACGGCCTGGGCCGCGTAATGATCGTAGAAGGCTCGGATTTCGGCCCCGTAACTGCGCACGAGGGCCGTGATGTCGACAAAGGAAAGACCACGGACGGCAAAACTGCCGCCCGCCATCTTGACCTCTTCCCTTGCCAGTTTGAGGTCCTTCAAACCCATCAGTCGTTCTCCTTAACCTTGGGTTCTCCAAGTGAGTCAGATCACGCAACGAGCGGCTGACCGTCGATATAGATAGCTTCCAGTCCCTCCTTCTTGAGGATCTCAACCTGGAAGGGGATTTGCTGCCACTCGTCACCCTTGAGGGCGTAGTCACCGTTCGGAGAAATGCGAACGTAGGGCATGTACCAATCGTACTGGTCACCAGCCGGGTTAGCTGTGATGTAACGAAGAGCGCCCTCAATCGGCGTAGAGCCAGAGATGATGCGCTTCCGGGTGCTCGGCAGCGTGGTATACGAAACTTTCAGAGTGGAGCCCTCGGTAATCGAGGACGACGGCAGGATGTAGACTCGTCCGTGATCGCCGTCGATCCGGTAGTCCGTCCCCGCCGCGTAAGTCGTGGTGCCGGACTCATCAGTAACGACAGGGGCGTTTGCTCCGTTCATGTCGAGGGCACGAACCCCAACTGGATTGGACGGGCTGATACCGAGCTGGTACGAGCGGCCGAGCTGCACATCCCGGATAAGCTCATCGCTCACCGTCTGCCCCGCGTCGGCAAAGTTTTCCACTTTTCCAAAGAAGAAGAAAGCGATGTTCTCTGGGGAGATGTTATCCGTCACAAACGTCGCAGTACGATTGGTCTGCAACGGAACACTCGCGTCCTTCTCGTTGATACCTCGGTCAGAGTTGTAGTGGTCCAGTGTTTCGGTCTCGATGGTAGCGCTGAACTCCGGGGTGTTGCCGAAATAAAGCTCACCCATCGGCTCCCGCGTGCCCGGCTTGTACGGGGCGAAATAAAGCTCGCCGCGCCCGAGGGTGTAGTTGTTACGATAGTCCGCCATCGACATGACATGTCTCCTTCTTACCGAGGCACGTTTCAGGTGCCGTTATACGTTAAACGTGCCACCTTGAACAGAGTTAAGAGTACGGGTTGGANAGATCCTCCGTCAGTTGGAGGAGCAAGCTAAGCCAGAAGAAGCTTCTGCCAGAGACCTCATCAGCAGGNCGAACGGCACCCTGGCCGATTTGGATGTTATTGACCGAGTTCCTACTGGTGCTCCCTGGCCCACGGAACCCGAAGCCGAAGAAAGAGTGGTTGATCCGCTCCTTCACAATCGCGCTCTTGACCTCGGCCATCATCCGATAGGCTGGGTCACTTGGGTTTTGATGATCATCTGGCACAAAACCCTGGACCAACAACTCCCATTGACTCGATGCGTGCGGATTGCCTGGCTGCGTAGAGAGCGCCTCAAGAGGGATGGGTGGCTCGAGGATCGACACCATCGGCAAGGGGTCATTTTCCCCGTAGAACATCCGCCCACGAAAAACCCTATCTCGCAGGTCAAACTCATAGCCGTTGTCGGGGTTCACCCCTTCGATGGTCTTGGTGAGCCCCTTGAGGACGAGCAGACGGAACGGGTCTTTTGCCATACCTGCACCTAGAGACGAAGGTTGAGGAGTCGCTCGAACTCGGCGGCAAGGAAGTCCTCGACCTGCCCAAAGGGTCGATCCTCCTTCTCGATCATACCCCGGAAAATTTGGTCGACGGAGGGACCATAAAGAAGCCAGAGTCCCGGCTTGACCATCTTCGGCTGATACGCCTTTGGCGGTGGGAGACCATCCTTCGTGCGAACAGCAAGGCCAACGTTCCCAGAACGCAGGGGCATGAGGAAAGCGTTTTTCATCAACCTCGTCCGCCCAGGCTTAACCTGCACGTGGACGCCGCGTGATTGCCTTCCCTTCGCCCCCGTTGCAAACCTGGCGAGTGAAATCGGACGCTTACGAGCGGTGATGACCGCCTGCAGGTCGTGGTTCGAGGCTTTACGCTCGATGTAGAAGCGCCCCGCATTCGCACCGAGGTAGCTCGCAGGAAGGGCAACCTGACGGCGCATGTCCTTAGCGAACCAGCTCCGCCCCTTCTCAGCAGCCTTGTTGATCGCCATACGGGCTGCGTTAACGAGCTGCTCCTCAGTGAAATCGCCTTCACGCACCCCCTCTATAGCGATGACGTACATGTCAGGCTCCGATGGCAGGTAGAGACGCTGTAATCGTGAGGAATAGTGGCAAAGATCCGTCCTCGTAGGGAGTCGGCATGCCAACCATCTCCGAGCTATGGAGCCGAGAGACCTTCACCGTCACAGTGATGTCGTCAGGCGGGAGGACATGATCGATGCGGTATGCTTCGGTTGCTCCGATGGAAATGACCATGCCTCGCGAGGGGTTATCGACCTCTGAGCGCATCATGATGATGCGCGGGGAGTTTTCCTCGATCTCGGCGTAATGAAAATTCGTGCCTTTGAGGTCGCCTACCGAGCCGAACTTATCATGCACGCGCACGTGGATCGGCTTGACACCATCTCGCAGGGGCCAAGCGAAATAGAGCGCGGGGACGCTCAGATGCTCATGCAGCGTCCGACGCGCTCTCCTGATATGTGCGCGAAAGCGCCCCATCAGATGTCCTCGTCGCCACCCTTGCTCGCCTTCCCGACGCGACGCGCGGCCTTGGCGACTCCATGAGCCTCACCCTTATCGGCGTCTCCGGGCTCCTCGGACTTCTCCTCGGTCGACATCTCGCCAAAGCTGCGGGTGCGATACTTCTCAAGGATCAGTTCGTCCTGGGTGAGATCGCGCGACGCGCCGAGCTTCTTGAGGGCCGCAGCAGACTCCTCGGGCACATCGAAAATCTCACCCGGCTTGGCGATTGTCGGCTTTCCGTCCTTTAGATATTCGACGCTGTGAATGGCAAGCTGCTTCATGACGAATGCTCCGCTATGGAAAGATGCTGGCGGCGGACACCGCCAGCACAATTTCGAGGAGGTTAGGCAGGAACGACGGTCGCCCGGAGGGTTGCGTTGGGGTTGACCGGGACCATCAGCGGTGCCGACTGATGGAGAATGTACTCGACGGCCGGGTCACCATCGCTCATCCAATTGCGCGGGAAAATCGGAAGCGCCTGGTAGTTGGAGTGGGGATCGATGATCGCCCCAAAGCAACGATAACCCTGGATGCGCTCAGCACTTGCCGTCATGACGATATCGGTCGGCTGCATGAAAGGAACTTCCACGCCACCTTCCTCGAAGGTATCGCGATACAGCCAGATCTCGATGGCTGCACCAGACCCACCGCCAACGTTCAGCTCACCAACCTTAATCACCTTGTCGGCCGCGATCAGACCGCGCTCGACGGTGGCTCGAGGATCGCGGATCTGCGTGTCCATGTGCTTCATGATCTCGGGGTCCTTGCGGAGGACGCCCCAAACCTTCGAGCCGATGGTGATTCTTGTCGGGAACCCGCCGAACGGAGCCTCAAACATCCGGTC